AGCCGCTTGATGCACCTCAGTACGTGCGATCATCATTGCGCGATAGGTGTCCGTGCCGCCTTCCCAATCCTTGAACACCTCTTTGATGCTGCGTGCTATCTTGACGCTGCTATCGCCGCCCTTGATCCCTTCGAGCACAACAGCACGGATGGCCTTCTTCGTCGTCTCTTCTATTAGCTTCACCTCAGCAGCGGCGTGAGCATTCACATACTTCTCAATCTCATCTGACCACGGATCGAAGTCTCGTGTCTCTACCTGATCAATGGATCTAGGCACAAGCACATCAAACGTGTCGTCTCCGAAGTCCTCTATGACTGCTCTGTATACGGCGGTGAAGGTCTTAACCCACGCGCTCCGCTGGGATTCAATAGCCGAGTCGGTATCTACCTTTCCATTCGTGACAGCTTTGACTACAGCCGAGCTTTCCGCCGCAAACAGAGAGCTTACTTTCTGAGCCATGTTGCGCTCCCATCCGAGTCGCTTCTGATCAGTGGCGCGATAGTGGAGATCTAACGCCGCACTCCTGGTTTCAATAGAACGAATTGACCGCCCTTCTTCCTGTACTCGTGTTGCGCCTACCTCAAGCAACGTCACGGGCAACATACCTTTATCTGGACATTCAGCCTCATCGAAGCCAAGGCTTAGACGTTCGTTTACAGCCTTGGTTGAGATGCCCATGTCAAAGTACATCTTGCCCTCTATAGCGTTCTCCTTGCGTGCCTCGATCATCGGGATCGTCTGAGACATGTCATACTCGAAATAGATCCCATCGAAGTGTGGAGCTAGTTGCGTATTCAGCGTGCCCTCAAGCATCGTCTTCTCAGGGATGATCGTATTCTCCCACGTCGCCCTGAGTGCTTGACGCATGTTCTCATACTTCGCAGGGATAAGCCCCATAGCCTCAGCGTATACGCCGAAGCCCACGCATAGCTCCTGATTCGTTAGGCTTGATCCGCCCATGAAGTCCATGTCTGATGGCGTAGGAGTCGCTGGCGTCCACGTCTTACCATCCTCGACGATGATCAGGCGTCGTGCATTTGCCGGCCCTTCTTTCGATGCCTTGATCTGAGCCATCAGGCGATCGTATTGCGTCTTCTCTAGCTTCTCAGTTGCCAGCACACCACTAGGCCACATACCGTTTTTCATCGAGTGATACTGGAAGTCGGATATTGCATTGCCCGTGTCTACCAGCTTGGCATTCGCTCTAAGGACAGGCTGGCCGAATAGGTCGCTAGATGGATTGTAGTTCTTGAAATGGACGATTTCTTCCTGCTCAAACGGGACAGGCTTCTCACCGGGTAGCGTATAGAGATAGATCAGCTTGCTCTTATAGACCTTGATGGACACCCTGTCCGATCTTAGAGGGTCAAGCCTGACGCTATCGCCTACTTGGTTGATGTACCAATAGGCGTCACCTGCCATACACAGGAACAGCTCTGCTCTGAACTCCAATTCGTCCATAGGAATCCGAGGGTTAGGATTTGCGATCATCTTTGCGGCTGGATGTGTGTCTGCTACAGGATCGCCACTAGCGATGTCTTTGGCCACGAGAGGCATGGACTTGATAGCATCGCCGCGGAACTTGGTAAGCCTGTAGACGAGGAAATGAGACTCGTAGCCTTCAAGCACGGCCTTCTTCGTATTCCAGTCCGTCCACTTCTCAACGCCATATTGCATGGATTGAGTTGTCTGGATGGATGTTCTAGTCTCAGGTGCAAGGAAATGAGCAACGGCCATTCGTGGCCCGTCTTTTGCCCAGTCTAGGACTACATCACGAATGCGTCCCATCTACTCCCCTCGTATGAGCGCAGTCCGGTTGTCGCGCCCATCGGAGAGATACTAACATGTCGTGATTGTTATTACAAGTATGGTGCGTGCGTAGAAGTCACGAAACTATCGACACCATTATACACTAAATCCTCCCCATCCCATCAAACACCAACGCGAACCACAGCGCGAAGAAGATCCACTTCATCAGGTATGCGAACCAGTCAGGAGTCATTCGGCCTCCTCGAACAGGGCAAGGGCTCTATCAACTAAATCGCCCTCATGCAAGCCACTTACACAGTGCATGTCTTGTATTGCCTTCAGCGCCACTCGCACCGGTTCCAGCTTCGCGGCGATGATGGATTCAACCTCCTCCCATCCAACAAAGTTTGAAATATCTAGATCGTAACCGACCTGTTCCTGAACAGCCGCCTTAATCTCACTCGCTAGTTTCATTCTCGCCTCCATAAACGCAAGCAAAGCAGATATGCCGACGCTTGAATCCTAAGAACGTCTCGCCACAGACGCGGCACACGTTCTCATGCTGGCCGCTCTCGTGCTTCATGTCGTCTTCCCAGTCTCTATTCATCGGCCTCCTAGTTTTCGCTAAACGTAAGACCTGCCCGCAATGTATCGCCACGCATAACCTCTACCGGCGAAGTCAAATAATCGCTCTGATATACCTTATCGCCATTGTATACCCTCACCCCGACAATAAGGCCATCGTGCTGGCAGTCTTTGAACTTGACCACACCGCTGAACTCAAGCGGGCACACGCCAACGGATATATTATGATCGACACACGGCATTTCAGCGCACGAAGACAGATCAATCATGTCTCGATACCCATTCCATGTGATGCCGTACATGCTAAATCTCGCTGCAACGGCCCGTAGCTGTACGTCCATCAGCTCTTTCTCTGACATGCACAACGGAACAACTCGCAACTTCATCTTCTTCATCCTACCTCCTACCAATCCACAACCGTCACACGCCCGCCTTCCTCGCCTAGCATCAGCTCGGTTGCCGCCCATACCATTGCGTCCATGCGATCTGGAGAGAACCCCATTTCCTTCACGGTCGATCCTTGTATCCAGCTACACATCTGATCCTCAAGCTCCTCGAAGATGCCGTAATGGAACCCGCGTCCGTCTTCATAGATTGCCGCTATCGGCTCAGCTCGTCTTGATTTTCCCTGAGATGCCCATACCGTGTCAACCGGGACATTCGGATAGCGAACCTTGATCGTGTCTTTGACCATAGCCCCGCCGTTGTTACGCTCCCCGATGATCTTACTAGCCCTCCAGTCCTTGTATGCCTCTACTGCCTGATCTGCCCACTGGCCTGGAGTATAGTTGCCGCTCCTGTCCTCTAGGACGATAATCCGATCACCTGACTTCTGGCACACGACTATACCTGTCTCAGCCCCTATCTCTTCAGCAGCTTCGCCCTCTGATGCTTGCGGGTCAACGCCTACTATGATGCGATTGGCTTCTGGCAACTCAGCCATGCGGCCTATCCACTTGTCTTCCCACAAGGCACCTTGATTGACATCGAGCCATATCCCGTCACGGAATCTCTGACGCTTCCTTTTCGACAGACGCCCCAAGATTTCCTCGATATACCCATCTGGCAAGTTCTCTTCGTTGTCTACTGGGTTCATCAACATAGACACATAATCTGACGGATCAACGGGCGTCTTGTCGCCTGGGTTGATGTGCTTCATGAACAGCAAGTACAGCCAGTGCTTTTTGTTCGGCGGGTTGCAATCGTAGTACGCCTTGTTGACTAGCCCTGAATTCTCAGCAAGCCGCGTGAGTGCTGTCTCAACTGAGCCATAGAGAAGCTGTGAACTCTCGTTAAACAGGATGGTCGAATACTCGTTGCCTAAGACCTTCTCTGTGCGGTCCTTGTCATCCAGCCCGCCTATCCAGATCTCAGATCCATTTGGGAACTTGATGAAGTAGTCTGTCTTGTTCCACTCGATGGATAGATCTGGACATACTAGAGCAACAACTTTCGGAAGACTGTCGTGCCAGATTGATGTCTTGCAGTGATTGAATCTGAAGCGAAGGATCAAGTGCCGCGATTTGTGCGTTGACGCTCTGACGATCATCGCATACAGAAACATGAACGTCTTTCCTGAACGAGATCCACCGCAAAGCAGGATGTGCCGTGCTTCGCTCTTGAGAAGGTCACGGGCCTCTCGTTGCTTGGCTGTCTTGGTGAATGGCTTAGGTTGTTCCATCGGCCTCCATTGCTAGGATGAAGGCGCGGGCGATAGCTAGAGGGGCTATGTTAGCGCGGCTGAATCCAATCACTTCGCCATCAACGGGCGCGAAAGATGCCTCCCACAAAAGAGGCCCTCCGCAAAGTTCAAGATCTAGCCCCTTTTTGAACCCCATGAACTCAACCAACTCCCACGCCATGGCTATGTCTTTCAGATAATCGCTGTTCTCGCGCCATATTTTATCGCCATCAATTTGTGTCCACGCTCGCCCGCTTTGTTTGTGTACGCTATACCCGCCGAGCACCTTGTCGCCATGAAGACATCTAAGAACCTT